CAGTTGTGTCGGAATGGGCGGTGTCCTCAACCTCTTCGGTCTCCGACTCCTCCGCCTCTTCATCTACGGAATCGACGAGCTGTCCAACGATGGCATAAACCGCCGTCTTCTGCTCCTCGGTCATTCCCTCGAAGATCTCCCCGAGAGTGGGGTCATCCTCGTCGCCCTCAGCCTCATCGGCCTCCGGCTCCTCCTCGGCGTGCTCGACGTCATCCGTCTCCTCCACCTCGAAGTCCTCATCCTCGTCCTCATCACCGTGAGAGACGAAGTCCAGCTGTGCATCAGTGTAGATGACAGCCTCAATCTCATCTCCGCTGTCGCCATGCTCGATGGAGACCTGGTCAATGAGAGCACCAGGGTTGGCGCCTCGGAGCACCAGACTCACCTCGACGAGCTCACCGTGGACAACGTCATTGCCCTTAGCGCGAACGTGGGTGGCGTAGATGCTCATCGCCTTGATGTCGCCGTTCTTGACCATCTCTCGAGCGGTCCGGCCACGATCAGTGTTGTTAAGATGGGCGTAGGCGTAAACCCCATCGTCTCGAACCTCAAGATCGGCATGCCCCAGGACGTTCTCGACGTCACCGTGCTTGTGCTGCCAAACGAGAGGAACAGTCTTCCCATCGTACGCCGCGAAAGCCCCGTGCCGGATTACCTTGTTATCCGAGCACCGAACATCGTTTTTCGTTGCGTAGCCAGAGAAATCGCACTTAACTGCCATTTTGACTACTCTCCATCAGTTCGGAAATTGGTACATCCGCGGCTGGGGTTTCGTCATCCGGCTCTTCGCCGGGTGGCATCTCCTCACCCATCGGATTGATGTTGGAGTTCACCAACTGGTCTGCCGTCTCGTCATCGGACTGGGCCCAGCCGAACTTCGGTCGAAGTTCATTGGCAGTACCAATCTCATTACGCTTGACGGAGTCGACCAGCTTGGACATCTCCTCGAGCGGGACGTTGAGGAACGGATCCTCGATCGCCATTACCCGCTGCTTCTGCGTTCGGGCAGTCTTGGTGAGGAAAGTCCTGGTGATGGCATCCGTGATCGCCTTCAGAACTGGACGAACCGTTCGGTTCTGGTAGTTCAGCATCTGTCGAGCATCGGCCTTGCCGGTGAAGACATCCTCGGTCATTCCGAGCTGGTTATACAGCTGCGTAGTGAGCCACTGGATCTGACTCATGAGGTTGTTCTCGGACGGTCGGTTCAGCTGAGTGATTCGCTCCGCACCATCGGTGTAAGCAATACCATACTGAGAACCGGCGAGCTGTTCCTCAATCGCCTTTCGCCTGGCTTCTGCCTGCTGCTTCTTAAGCTCAGTCTTGACCACATATGGAAGCTGAATGATAATGTCCAGCTTACCGGATCCAGACTGTCGATCAATCGCGTCGAGCAGATGCAGCTTCTGAGTTAGTCGCTGCAGCGTAGAGCTCGGAGCGTTCATCACACTATAAAGCGGATTGTTGACGATCGCTACGAACTCTTTCTCAAGAGTCAGCTGTTCCCGCTGTCCAGTCTGGTCGTTATAGACTTCGACTCGGACGTGTCGGGGGTACCAATGGATGATACTACCAACTCGCATCGAAAGGACATCGTACCCCTTAGTCATGTCGGGGTTGACGTTCGTATCCACGGGAACAATCGCGACTACCCCCTCTTCGAACAAAGTGAGGACGAGATCCTGGAAGAACCCTCGTCCTGTCTGGTCGATGTTGGCGCTGAGTGACATGCAGTCATCAAGATCGCTGTTGATGTAGCTCTTGAGATTACCGTTGTCATCTGTCCGAACGTGTCGGATAGGAACATTTGCTACGTCGATAGCAATCTGATTGTAGATGCTGGTGACGATCGTCTGATCCCCGACGACGGGGCGGTAGTTCACACTCGGATTACCAAAGAATGACGCTCCGTATTCGGGAGTGAAGTTCTTCTTATCCGGCGATCGGGTAAACGCATTCCAGGCGTGGCTCAATCGATCACTAAGACCCATTTCACCTCCTTGCTCATTCGAATGCCTCCTTGTTGATCTTGTATGCCACGAAGGCATCCATCAGAGCGGCTACCGAGTCAATCTTCTCTTCAGAGCGTTTCTTCAGCAGCTTCCGGTTTCCGTTGGTATCCTCAAGTGTGACGCAGTTACCCATGGTGAAGGCCATGAGCTCCTGGTCGAAGATGAGAAGGCGTTCCGAGGCCAGCTTCTTCAGCTCCCCGAGAGGAACCGATTCAGTCCTGGCACCCTGAATTACCTTCTCAATACCGTACGGGCCGTTCTCCTGTTCCCACCGAGTTACGAACTCCTTAGCGTTGTACGGGTCAAACCCAAACGCCGAGACGTCGTATTTCTGTTCGTCGATGTAGAGGTCTAGATCTTCATAGACCTCCATCATATCCAGGACGGTACCCTCCATGACTCGGAGGCTTCCTTCTTGGATGAACTCGTCATACTTCTGGCGCAAAGCGCCCGGCAACTTCATGAGCGTAAGCTCAGAGATGTATGCCAGTGTCTTTACGCCGAAAGCCTGATTCCTGAGAGGGAATAGGAAGGTGAACGCACAGAAGTCATCACCCTGGGACAAGTCGGCGCCCATAGCACACTGCATGTTCCAGAAGGTGTTCTTCCTGTGCGGGATCGTCTCCTCGTAGGTGAAGAAGTACGTGTATCCCTCCATGGGGATCCCGAACCTCTTGGCGAGGATGTCGTTTCGAGCGGCGGGAGCTTGCTCCATTCGCTCGACGTCCTGCTGGTACCGATCATAAGAGACAGTGATGCCAATATTCGGCTGGGCTTTCACCCACATAGCAGGATCTGCTACTTCCTTGATGTCGTCAAGTCGGTAGTAGAAAATTGAGATGTGAGGGGCGATGTATTCGCCCTTCAGGATTTTGAGCAACTCCATCTTCATGGTGTCGCCAACCGCATTGCGGATTGTTCCTTCCGAAGAGACGGCCAGAATCACCGGGTCGTCGATCTTCGAGGCACCCTGTTCGAGTGCACCGACGACGTCCTCACGGATGTCTCCCGAAAGCCATTCATCCACCGTACAGACCTTGGGTCGAAGACCCTGCAGCTTGTCGATGGACATGGGGCGGACCTCGAGGAGGGATCCGGTCAGGAAGTTCTCGACACCCTTCTTGGTTGCAACCAGCTTCTGGCGGTTAGCCCTCGCACCAGTTGTATTTTGAATGGACCCCTCAGTCAGGAACTTATACAGCGGACCTCGGGCTCGAGTGATGGCGGTCCGGAATGGACCCATCACCTCTTCAGCCTGCTTCATAGTCGGAGCCGTAGCGATCTGATGCGTCGTTGTAGTGTCGATCACCATGAAATAGTTCTGGATGAGAGACATATACATTGACTTCGCAGCTCCACGAGCAACGATCAGATACTGTTTGATTGTAAGGCGCTTCTTTACTGTTTTGGTCTCGTATCGACCGCCGACTCCGTCCTCATAAGGAACGAAGACCTGACGATCCTCGAAGTAGTACCAGCCAAGGAGCTGTTCGGCCCAGAGCTTGAAGCTGTCGAGCAAATGGAGGTCGGCTCCGTCGGACAGCGTGAGCTCGTTCTCGCAGTAAGCGATGAAGCCCTCTACAGCCTTGTCGTCGTAGTAGTATTCCGGGTTTGCGATGAGAGCGTCGATGCGATTCATCTCACATGAGATCTCTTCGCATACTGGAATCTCTCCTCGGACAACTGCGTCTCGGAACTGCCCGTAGTATTTTGGTACTGCGGTGTTCGAGAGCATTACTTAGCTGTACTCCCAGGATTGCGCGGATAGCGCTTCTTCTTGGGTGAGGGCTTAGTCTGCTTATACGACTTCGGCTTCTCGATCTGCTTAGGTTTGGGCGACTTCTTCAGGGCGGGACCGCCGACAGATCGAGCTTCGCTCTTGGCTTCCTCGGCGACGACAGATGCTGCCTCTGCAGCTTCCTTCGCCTTCTCAGCGGCCTTCTTAAGCGTTTCTGCGGTAGACTTACCAGTCTTACCCGGATCAAACGACTTGTCAAAGGCGGTCTTCATAGCCTTGGTCGCGGCGTAGGTACCAGCCTTAGTCAGAGAATTCTCGAGGATCGATCGAGTGACCTCACGACCTCGAACCAGGTGGCGATCGGCCTTGAGCTCCCGATAGCGTTTCTCTTGCTCCAGCCGCTTAATTCGTGACTGAAGCTCGGAGTCGCTGATCTTCTTGTATCCGCGGTTTGCGAACTTCTTTCGGGCCTTGGCGTCGGCCTTTGCCTGCTTCTTTCCGGAAACTCGGGCATCATGAGCCTGCTTAGCCTTCTGAACCTTGGCCGCTCCGGTTCGAGCGGTCTTGATGGTTGTCTTGGTGGCGTTAGCGGTGAATCGTCCGCTCTTCTGGATAGCCTTAACAGTGGCCTTCCGACCAGCGCTAGCCTTCTTGCGGATGACGCCCCATTTCTGGCCTTTTACACCGTGGTGAACGAGGTCTTCTACCTCTGCTTCCCCTCGGTCTGATAGATCAGTCGCCATGCTGCCTCCTCGATCAGCTTCTGGTAAGCCTGAACCAAGAAGGAGTTCCCCGGTGGATCGAAGAACAGCTTAACCTTCATGGCGATGTAAGACTTGATTGCCGCTTCGTCATCGATAGAATCGAAGACGGTCCAAGCGGTATCCTTCTCAATTGGGGTATCACATTTTGGCCCCAATTGTGCGAGATCCATCCGCACAGTGTTGATGTGCATGAGGATCTGGTCGTCGAAGGCATCATATCCCGGCATGATGCCGATTGCCTTCTTGGTATCTTCAAGAATGGTCCCCATTAGAGCCTCCAAGGACACTGGTCGTTCGGTTGACGCTCAACAACTCGTGGTGTCAACCTCGATCGGTCTCCAAAGTGTATCGCGTTGTGGGTATTCTTGGTTGTTGTGATGAGAAACTCTGGCTCGAGGATGTCTGGATTGAATTCCTCGAGATCTTTGGGCTGAATCGGATTCATGTGGTGGATTAGCGGCATGTATCTGATGTCAAGTCCCTCGATCCCGAGGTCACAGGCTTCATCTCGAGCCAGAACAAAGTTCCTGACCTTCTTCCACTCCGTCGAGGTGTAGAATCGTTGGTTCAGGTAACGATCGAAGCCAAACGTGGCTGTACCGACTTGCCCGGTGAGAGCTAGGTAGTCAAACCGCTCCTCAAAGGTCTCGAGACGCGCCAGTTCAGTATATGTTCGTAACATCTCCCGCTCCAGAGTATGTACGGAAGGCTTCGATGGCTTCTTTGGCAATCTTCTCGGCTTGCTCAGCGCTGACGAGCGCAGTCTTCTTAGCCTCGAGGAGTGCTGTTTCGTTCCTCAGCTTCTCTACCTCCAGCTGTTCTCTTGTGGAGGCGAGCTTGAGGTAGTGGTTCACCGTGGTTGCCGGTGCTGTACCCTCCCGAAGCTGCTTCTCAGCGAGCTCAAGCGCGAGATTGATCATCTGCGCCTCTCGTTGTTCCACAGTTCGAGCGTGTTTAGAGGGTGTTGCGGCCCTTTTACCCATAGTTGCTCCTTAGATAGAGGGCGTTTGGGGCCAATTGAGGGCTAGATTCTAGGGCCCGTTGTGAGCGAGACCAGCAGGAAGAAAGGAGCACACGAGAAACTTCCTGTGGGCCCTAGAACCTAGTCCCCAATTGGCTTTCCAAATATCCCTCCGGGGAAAATAT